CTTATTATTTTTGTTCCATTAGATGAGGTTATACCAGTAAATACAACATTGCTCGCACCACTAGATTCCACAAATTCATAATTATTACCAAGATTATTAAATGTAGATGGTGTTTGGAATATTCCATTTAATAAAAGCATTGTGCTTCCAGTCTGTATACCAGACGTGCTTGCTCCACCAACTTTAACAGGTAAAGTTGCAGCTATACCTGTGAAACTATCTGATATATCATCAAATATTGTGTTAGTGCTATAATCTTGTCTTAAATAAACTCTACCATTAAATTTGGCTCTGAGTGGATCTAAATTTGCTTGTGTTTTTTGTGTGGTATTTGTACCTCTAGGTGCATCAGTAAAATGGATTGTACTATCAACAATATTATATCCACCTGAGAACAATCTACTTGTTGCTCCTGAACTATGACTTGTAGCAGCGGAACCTATCGCACCTCTCTCAACAACTAATAAGTTTACTGAACCTGTTTCAGAAATAGGTCCAACTGATGTTGTTCCTAAACCAACAGTTGTTATTTTCATAAACTCATCATCAATTTTTATGACATCACCTGATGTAATTGATGATAATCCAGTAACACTAAAAGTTGTTGCAGAATCTGTAATGTTAAACTCTAAATCTGTTGTTATTGGAGTGAATGCTATTGGAGATTGTATAACACCATCAATTGATAGTAAAGCTTTTTCATTCTTTTTGAACATTTCAAATTCATGTGCATTACCAGTTCCAACATTTGTAAATGTAACACCAATACCTGCTAATGCATCTGGATGTGATTTTGAAATTTTAAATGTATCTTTATTCACTCTGATAGCATAAACTTCAGAACCTAATGTTCCACCAGCAGTAGCAATACCTGATAATGATATTCCTGTAAATGTTGAACCAGGTGAATATATTAATCTCTCTCCAGTTTCAAAGAAATGATCAATTATGGTGAACACACCAGTTGCAGGATTTAATGTTCCAGTATCTGATGGATTAAATTGTTTCTGGAAAATTGGTTTAGAATCACTTTGTAATTTAAAACTAGTTTTATTTGATCTTGTTCCATTTATTGCATCATATTGAGCAAAAGATAATGATTCAGTTACCGTTCCATATTGTAAATCTGGTGGTATATTAAGAAGATCTGTTTCAGAGTAAAATGCTTCTGTAAAAGTTTGTACTTGAACACTATTAGTTCCGCCACTAAATAATGGATCTGGGTGGAAGTTAAGATTTAAATCATTACCAACAATAGTTGATGAGAATGTACCAATACCTGATGTACTGCCTATTGATAAGAATGGATATTGAGTTGTATGACTATCAGTAGAATCATGTGCAACAAGAACTTGATGAAGTGAACTAGTAGATCCACTTGATACTCTTACATAACCTTTAAGTGAAGAAATTTCATTCTCAGTAAATGTTGCTATGGTTGATGAAGTTGAAACATTTGAAAACTTAGATTCAAATTTAGTTGTTCTCTCAGTTCCGTCTAATTGACCTGATAATTTAAATCTATGAGTTCCTATACCTGCAGCAGTTGTGCCTATACCAATTATTCTTGATCTTACCAAAACCTCATTAGATTGATCATTTTCAAAACTTAGAGTTAAGATATCTGATTCAATACTTGATATAAATGTACCAATAAAATTAGATGTTGGTCCGTCTATTGTATCTGCGTAAAATTCTGAAATAAATGAATCAGTTCCATTATGTGATAGATATAAATCTACAAAATTTGTTTCTTCTGAAGTAACATTGTTGACTTCAATAGATGCAAATAAACCATCGGTATTATTAATGTTAGTTGATATTATAACAGAAGTTGTTGCTGTAGATACAGTTGTATTAATACCAGATAAATTTATGAATCCTATGGATTGTGTACCAATACCAGTAAGATTAGTATTGAATGAAGTTTCAAGTATTTTTAAATCATAGTCATTATTCTCAGGATCATCAGGAGTAAATTGTAAACTTATATCATTGGAACTATCAATTTGTCCTACAATTTCACCTAGTTCAGATGGAGTTGTATGAATTTTTGCTCTCTCGGCAGTAAAGACATCATTATCATCTTTATACAAAATTATATCGGATATTTGTGTATTGTTATTACTTGGATTTCTTGTTTGTATTAAGAATGTGGCATATCTTGTGTTGATTGAAAGATCTAAAAATTGATTTAATGTTGATGCTGTATTTGAAAATAATCTACTAATATCATCTATTTCTAATACTCTATTAGTTCTACATTCAATATAAGGAGATAATTTTGTATTTCTTAATTTTAAGAATTTAGATTTTCCATCAACTGTATCAATATCCAAAGCAAAATCAAAATTATTAATTGTATCAACTCGTTTTTCATCTATGAAATCTAATGCAAGAACATCTGTAAAACTGGAGGTTGTAATACCTGCACTAGTTACTGATGCAATTCCTACATCAGCAAAATTTTTAAGACCTGATGTATGAAGTAATCTATTTACAGGATTAATAAGATCTTCGTACGCAATTTTACTTTTTACACTGTATGATAAGTTTTGATAGTAATCGTTATCAGGTGTAACTTGATAATCTTGATTAAGTTTTCCAATATCATCATTCCAACCTTGATCTTGTCTTAGTGAATAATTTATTTCAAATATTCCACTATTTGTTGAGATTGTGTTAATTTGAGCTATATTACCAGAAGTAAATCCTTTAATTAATTGTCCATTTACTAAATTAAATGCACCTGGCACCTCTTCCTCAATTTTTATTAATTCATTACTTGATTCAGAAACTTTAAGTTCAACTGGAACATATGATGACCCTACAAATGCTAAAAGTTTTTCTCCAACATTAAAATTAGAAACTGATTGTGTTACTTCAAAAACAGGATAATCGTTTTTACTTATAATAACACCAAATGAATTTTGAATTGTTTTTGCAATACCAGCATTTGATGTAAATGGTGATAAATCAAATTCAATTGTAGCTGGGTTTGTATTATTCACACCACTTATTTTAAAGAATTTAAAACCATTATCGGCAGAATTAAATCCAGAACCTGTCTCTTCAAATTTTTGAAGTCCTTCAACAAATATTTCCTCATCAACTGAGAAAGGTGCTGTTGTAAAACCTAATACTGGTGTTACAAGTGTGCATGTTACGATACCAGTTGCTTGTGTATACTCAAGTTTACTAACTGTTGATCCATTATCATTATTAATGGCAAATACTTCATGTGTGACTGATTCTAATCCTTTGGGTGCAACTATTATATCAACTGTTGTTAATGAACTACCATTTAATCTACCTGCAATAATTGCACCAGATTTATCTTCTAAACCACTTAAAGGATTTACTATTGTTAAATCAGGTACGGTAGTATAATTTTTTCCTCCGTCCTCCGCAATAATAGAGGTGATTGTATTAGAATTAATAATGGATATAACTGGAGATACAAAAGCCTCTGGTTTTAAAGTTGGATCTGAGGAATATTCAAAACCAGGATTTAATATCCTAACATCATCTACTCTATTAATTGTGTTTGAATCTGGTAATAAGTTACCATTAGTTCCTTGAGTTGATCCAATACTAATGAATGATGGTAAACTATCATATCCAACTCCACCAAAATCAATACTAATTTTATCTATTGGACCTTTTGCTCGTTTTGACTTTGTTGTATATTTTAAAACACTTGTTTCTGTTGATGCATAAGATAATCTTTCAGGCACTTCATTTAAAGAAATACTAAAATTAGTATATGCTACTCCAACATCTGGCACATCAAAAATACTATATTCACCACTATACTTACTATTAATATAATCAATTCTATTATAATTTGTGACATCAGTATCTGATGTGCTTATAAAACCTGATTTTTTAAGATTATAGTATAGAATTGATGGATTGTCGTTTGAGTAATTTAAAGTAAGTGTTGCTGTGGAAGTAATTCCAACAGTTCCTACACCTATAACCTGTAAGTTTGAAGTATTTCCAACTGATACAAATTGATTTTTATAATCTTGATCATAAAAAATATTTAACTCATAACCATTCAAGGAGGAATGTCCTACACCAAATACCAGATTATTTTCTCTAAGAACTGAAATCGGTGGATTAATAAGTGAAAATTCATGGACTCCACCAGTTGTGCTTAATTCTATAACTGATGCTGGATTACTTGTAACATCAATTAAAGTTTCACCCAATTTAAAATTATTATCATCAACTTTTAACACAAAGTAAGATTCATTATTTGATAAACCCTCTGATACAGATGTTGATGAATATTTGATTTTATCACCTGTTTTTAAATTATGTTCAACAATATTAAAATTATTTGTTGAAGTTGTGACTCCACTTGAGGGACATGTAATAGGATTAATTAATATTGATTGTGTATTTTCATCAAATCTTACGTCTATTGATGATGAAGTTCCTATGCCTACAGATTCATTTGGTGTCAAACTTAAATTAATAACATCTCCATCCACTAAATTATGTGCAGTAGATACAGAAACAACAGCATCTACTCTTTGTAAAGTTCCTGTTATTTGCGATGGATTAGATTCAAAAAGATATTCAAAACTACTTGATCCGACAGTTGTATCACCTACAAATGACAATCCATCAGATGATGTTGTTAATCCAACTTGAGTAACTATACCAATATAATCATTTGATTTTCTTATTACAAATACGTCTTGCGTATTACCTGACTCTGGTATATTAAAGGTTGTTACTCCATCATCTTTTGAAACTGTGAGTGCGAATCCAACATTAGGTTTTGTTAATGTAATTCTTTGATTTGTTTTAAATGGATGATTTGGTAATCTTATACTTTTAATTGGTGTTGACACAACCTTAATTAAATCACCTAGAGTTGATGTTGCTGTTGAACCTAAACCAACAACTGTACCAACACCAACAGATTCATGTGGATTAAAATATATTTGATCTTTTATACTTGAATCAAATAAATTTGATTGTAATGGGATATTAAAGAAACTTGGTATTAAACTTATTTTAGATGATACTGTATGAACACCCGATGATACTCCTCTTCTGACTCTAATGATATTATTTTGATTAAAAGTATTTAAAACTAATAATTTTTCAGTTCCAATTCCTATACTACTACCAACTGAAATATGTGTTGGTATGTGAGAAACATAGATGTCAGTAACGATACCAGAGGTAGATGAATTTGGTATCTCTTGGTATACAACTGTCTGTGCCGTGTCTATCCCTATTTTATGAGATCCTGCTAAACCTTTTATTGATGTTGTACTTAAACCTGATACAATAACATTATCATTACCGTTTAAACTTGGTGCAGTTGAAATAAATGCAGATACATGTTCAGGATCTCTCCAAATAAACACAACATTTTCATAAGTATCGACTGTGGTTGTAACAGAATTAATAGGTTTACCCTGTAAACTTTTAACAGATACACTCAATCCACCACCATTTGTACCTGAGTTATCGAAAATAGCTGAATCACCTATTTCATAATTATCACCAGTGTTTATAATATCAATTGAATCTACAGAACCAGATGTTGTTGATTCAACTATTGAAGATTGAAGAGTTATTTCATTTGACTCTATGATAAAATCATTATCAGCAAATTCATCAGAAACTTTATACGGATAACTATTTCTTATTAAACTTGAATTTTCAAAATTAAAAGTGCTTTGATTTATATTAAAATTTTCTGTTGTTGGATTTGATCTATATGATTTTCCAATAAAATATGGAAATGTGGGTAATTGTGAATTAGTATCTATTCCGACAAAATATGCATAAGTTCCTTTAGGATATTCTGGTGTTCTACCATATCTTCCATTATGTACATCTAAATCTCCAGCATTAGTAAATTTAAAATCTTCAACAAAAAATCCATTACTAAACCCAGCTGGTCTGTCAACGACATTAGATGGATCTAAAACATATCCACTATTAAGAATTCTAATTGTTGAATTATCATCGTTGGCGTCACTATATCCATATGGTCCGTAAATTGGATTACCATCATATGCCCACCCAATTATAGGTGAGTGACCTCCTCCAGTATCACCAAATGTATCATTTCCAATCTGAGTTGAATAACCAACAATTGAATATTCTAATTTATTATTTGTTTCTACTAATGCCTCATTATCATATCTTGCAAATGTATTAACAGTTAAACCTCTTGTGCTAGCCTCTAATTTGCAACCTGTGCCAGGTGGAATAACTTTAATATCTATTTTATCTTGTTGATATTGTAGTCCACCATCTAATATAATAACTTCAGTGATCTTTCCATCTAAAACAACAGCTCTTAACTTAGCTCCTAAACCAGTTCCTAATCCAACAACTTCTAAATCAGGTGCTGAAGTATATTCTTGTCCCCTTGTTTGAATTTCAACGTAAGATACTTTACCATCTGTTACGATTGGTTTTAATTGTGCTTCTTTTCCTGTTTTTATAGTTACAGTTACTGATTTCTCAAGATTAAGGATATCTGACCCATAACCAGAACCAGTTTCATATAACAATGCATCAGTGATAGATCCTCTAACAACTGGAGTTGCTGTTATTATACCAACGGATGTATTAGCAAGTTCATATTTTAAATTTAATTTAACATCAGGATATTTAAATACTTGGAAACCAGTTCCTTGATCTGATAATTTTATATAATCTTTTCTATTAAATTCTGATTTTATTGTTCCTCCCAAACCAGCATTAACTATTCTAAAAGCATCATTACTAACTTTTAAAACTTGATAGAAGTTTGAAGTTGTAGTAATACCAGTGGATGTTGTTAATCCACTTATCGTTGTTGGTAATGTTGAACCTATTCCAACTGCTGTAGAATATACTATTTTATCACCATGATTAAAACCATGATTATCAAAATGAATTGTATTTGTAATTGTGTTTATGCCTGTTGGTTTAACAAAAACTTGTCTGTTTTCGTATCCACTTCCACCATCTATGACTCTTATATCTTTTAATGTTTTTTCATTATTTAATAGTCTAAATTTATGAATACCTATTTTATTAGTCGTTGTAAATCCAACTGTGTTAATACCACTGTTAAAATCAGTTTCTGTCTGAAATAGTTTTACGGTTGTTGGATTAACGACCAAAGGAAAATATGTAGCAGCATTAACTAAAGTTGTTGTGCCTAACCCAACCACTGAAGTTCCACTATCATTACCAACTGTCCCAACTCCTAAAGGTGGATTATTGTTTCTATCATAAATCAATGGTTGACCACTGACAATATTATGTTTATCAAGGAAAGTGATTGTTTCATCAACATTATCAACTCCACCAGAGTCTAATAATAATCTTGCATCAAATGATATTTCTCTTCTTCTTTCTGATAAAATAGGTTCTAATATAGCACCTGATCCATTACCACCCTCTATGGTTACTGAAACAACTTTCTGTATATCAAAATTTTGTGGATCAACTTGAACATCTTTTACATTACCTGTAACAACTGGTCTTATTAAGGCATTTGTTTTTCCAGTTCCAGGATTAGATAATTCAATATTAGGTGGTTTTATTACATCATAATTTTTTCCACCATTTAGTAAATTGACACTATCTAAAGGACCTGAAAATATTTTATCTTCCGATTTATAATTTCTAATTTCAACTCCATTTACCAACATACCTGTTGTGCCAGGTGTTGTAATTACTGAATTTGAATTTGTTAAATTTGGAGTTAATGGGAATTTTTTTAATAATTTTTGTGGTGCTACTTCCTGTTCAATTATACCAACTAAAGAAAAAGTATGTGTTCCTGTTCCTGTAGGTAATGATTCAAATTCTTCATAATCAGCTATGGGTATAAATGATCTTGATCTATATAAACGTATCTGGTTTGGATTACTTAATACTTCAACAAAATAAGATGATTCTGGTAAATTAGGTAATACTGTTCCCTGTGCAGTGTAAAATATTTCATCACCAGTTATGAATGGAACTGGATTTGGAAAGGATAAAATATGATATTTTAAAGTATTTGGATCATAACCAGATTGTGGTAACTCAAGTCCAGCAGTAGCGTTTGGTAAAATTGCTTTGGGTAAGGAGGCAGTTATTTCATATGATGGTAATGAGTTAGATGCGACATAAAAATTATTATTAGATTCATTATAAACATTAGTTACATCACTTGTTAAAATATTATTTCCAAACTCAATGTCTACTGAATTACTAAAAGCACGATTTATAACTCTTCGCAGGTCATATTCTCTATTTGGATCTGGGAACAGTGTAATACCAGGAACATTTGTTAAATTATTAATTGTTATTGTACCTGTTGGTTTATCAATATTAGCTACCGTACCTGTTGCAATTTTAGTCTCTTCATTCCTAAATAAAATTTCTATATTATCACCAATTTTTAGACTTGATTTATCAATATCTCTTGTAAATAATACAATGTTTGAACCAGAAATACTTTCAACTCTAAATCTTGAGGATGTATTATAAATCCATGAGTTTGCAAAAATTTGTTTTCTTGTTTTGTCTTCTATGGGATTTAAAATTTTCTCACCAACATTTCTTACACTTATTTTTTCACCCTCAGTTAATAATCTAATATCTGAAGTAGGTACAAACTTTGATAAAACACCTGTTAATCTTATTTCAACTTTTTTAGTTAAATCACCATTTTCAAATCCAAAATAAAACTCATCTGCTCTAATATCATCAGTTGTTGAAATATTATCAATAATATTTTCACAACCTAAAAATTGGTTAACAGTTTTATCTTTATAAAAAATATTTGTACTAATACCTGATACTAAATTACCAGTTTGCCCAAATCCAACAGTAGAATCAACAGTTATAACTGAAGAACCTGCTGATACATTTCCAATTACTTTGGTTTTACCTGGAATGTTAAATGTTCCTTCAATAAGATCAACGTCATTGAATCCTACAAATAATGCAATTTTATAATATACTTTATCTTTTCTTGTAAGAGGTTCAACCTCAGATATTGATGCTCTTGTAGATGAATCAGTTGATTTAATAATGGTTTGACCAACTAAATTTATCGGATTACCAGATATGGCCTCTGCCAATATTATTTCTCTTCTAATGTATTCAGCAGATGATGGTTTTAATAAAAATTGCTCTAAATCTACAATAGTTGGAGTTTCGTTATATAAAACGTTAAATAAAATTCTAAAAGATTCTTCAGTTCCTTTTGATTGATATAAAGATTTTGAATTTTTAATAAAATTACTTACATCTAGATTATTGACAAAATCAACACTCTCTAATCCTGGTGTGAGTGATTTTTTTGTCTTTTTATAAAATTCTTTAAGAAATAAAGCACTTAAATTAACAACAGTAGAATCATCATCATGATTTGTTGCTAAAGTATCGGAAAATATTAATTCTGAAGGGTTGTTATCAGCATGATAAGTTGTTATACCACTAAAACCACGAATACAACCAGTGAAACTGTTAGTTGTTATACCTGTGTATGTTATTACTTCATTTTCAATCTTAAAAAGACCATATTCATTTGGAAACCCTTTTGTACTAACAACTTCTACTGTTGTTGCAGTTGTTGTAATGCCACTTGTTAATTTTGTTTCACCAACAACAACTTCTGGTGTTAAATTATCTAATTTAATATATTGATCTAAATTATCAGTAAGGTCAATCGGACCTCCCTGATATTCTTGGGAAATATAGTACTGTTTTAAAAAATCTACTGCCTTTGGACTCTCAGATAATAAAAATTCGGGTATTTGATTTTGAATTATCTGTTGGACTTTGACTCTTTTATCAATTCCAGTGGTTATCATATTATCCTCTTACCAGTGCTCCATTTGCGTAACTTGATGTAACCTTATATCCAA